CGTGTAATAAATCACAACAACCATCTTGTGGCCATTCTAACTCTAAATCAAGTCCGAACTCTTTCCTATATTTCTCTTGTTCTTCCTCAGTTATTTCTACATGAAAATTTTGGTGATTACAACAACCGAAATTGCATAACCCACACATTATTTTCTTCTCTAACCAAGCTTTAGAAAAAGTTGTGTTCGACTTGCTCATGTTTCCTTCTTAGTTCTCGGTCTATAATTTTTTCGTATTCTGATTTGTGCCAATTTATTGGTTCAATGTAATCTAAATCATATTCCTTAATACCAACATCCCAAAACAACACCTTTTCAGATGGTTCTAAGTTCTTTACCATCCAATCCCATGCCTTTGCCTCATATGTTTGGTCAAGTGGTAATGATTCATCTAATTTCAGTTTATGTTGGTATGGATATTCTGACTGAACTACATGAAATTCTCCGTCAAATTTAAGATCTTGACTGAGACGATCATACCACATTTTTTTGTTTTTATCAATATAACCACTCAATGCTACAGGATGGATAGTTTTAACATTTTTGTTATACAACTTACAACCTAATGCTACACCTAGCATAGACAATCCACTTCCAGCTATTCCCACAACGGTATCTACACAGTCAGGAATATTTTTCACTTGTTGAGCAATAGTTTCCATCACTTGTTTTCCATTCATTCCAAATTTTATTTGAAAGTAACCTGTTTCACCAACCAACTTTTTAGCATCAAGTTCGGGACCCGATATGTTCGGATTTCCTACACCATATACTTTGGCACCAAACTTTTGAGATAATGAAGCATTCACTCTATAACTATCTCTAATGTGGTCTGGATAATGTGGTATTGTAACCAAACATTTTAATCCAAAATACTTAGCAACTGCTGATGTGATACAACTTTGTGGTGATGGAATACCGGCAGCAGTTAATATTCCACCATTACAATCGTTTTTAATGTGGTCTATATTATCATAGACAAGTTTAGAACATTGTCTAACTTTGCCTCCACTAACTCCACCAAGATTGAAAAGGTCATCCCTTTTGACAAGATAACCTTTGTGTTCTTCAATCGGTGTTAATTCATTTATCCAAGTCTGAAAATGTTCTTCACTAAAAGTTGGGAAATTGTCGAAATTAATCGACATCCTGAACTGCTACGAGGTAGTAAGTTGCGTCATAATCATCAACCTTAAAATTGATTTTTGACAAACCATCTTGAGCAACATATAATGTCGCACTTTCACATTCTTTATTTGCAGTAAGAACATCCTTAAATAGATTTGCGTTAAAAGAAACTTTTTCTATGTCGGATGACGATGTAGTCTCAACAGGAATCGTAACTCTATTTGTATTAATTGAAGAATAACCTATTACAAGTTTCACTCCATCATCATCGGTAATAACCGTAAAGGTATCGGTATCAGGTAATGCAGATTTACCACTAATGAATCTTTGAATGAAATTAGAATCCACTTTTATCTCAACTTGAAATTCAGGAAGTTGTTTTAAGGCTGGTGGTTGGTTGATTACTGATTTATCCGACAACATAAAGTTGACTTTAGATAATGAATCAGAAATCTCCACAGCGATAGCTTTATCTCCTGATTGAGTTAAATTAAGAGTTACATCATCATCTAAAACACCAAGTAATCTACTAAGTTGTTCTGTATCGTAAACTCCTAATTCTGAATCTTCGAATGTCCAATTATTCATTTTTAATTCACCAAGTAGTGCCTTATCACCAGTAATGAATCGAGTCGAAAGACTATCTCCTTTACTATTGATAACTACTGCATTCACATTACCACCTAAATGGTACTTATCAATGAATCGAGTTAATTTGTATTTATTCATTTATCATTTCTCCTTATATTAGTTGATATATACATATATATCAAAGTTATTTACCAAAATCAAAAAAATCTTTCTATACTCTGTTCTTCATCTACTGGCTTTCCCCAATCCAAACAATCGTAGAACATTTGTAATTTTTTAGTTAATGCTTGTCCATATATCTTATCATGGTCAATATGGTCATTTATAAATCTAAGTATCTCAGGTGGGTCCTCATGTCCTTTATAAGCAACTGCATTTAAACCCAATGGATTATTCTTCAAATACACCCAACGAATCTTATCTCCATTATTTATGAATTGATATTTTTTATCTTGTTTAAAATATCTAACCAAGTCATTATATGCTATTGCTGCTTTTACATGAACAGGAGTTCCCTTTTTAAATGTGGTAAACACAGAACTATTTTCTTTATCTTGTTTTTCCATATATTTCCATATTCCCTTTACACCCGTTGGTGATGAGATATCGTCAAGTTCATTATATTTCATATTCTTTCTGAATCGTGTTATTCTATGGTCTATCTTATCTTTTGGAACACTTGCTAAAATATCATCCAATACATCTGATAATAGTTTTCTAAATAGTGGTGCGAAATTACTACGAACCGTATCCAATCCCTTTACCATAGTTTTATTCACTTGAACACCATTATCCGAAATAATCTTCATCCCATATCTTTTCTTTACAATAAACAACCCTGCTTTAGCTACAATTTCTTGTTTAATCTCGAATCGGTGTTTATCAAGATTACAGAATTTCTTAGCAAAATAATCATAACTATCGTTTAGATAACCTTGTACTTCAGTTGCTATCTCATTGATTCTCTGAGTCATCATCACATCACTTAACTCTTGATTTGGAAATCTATGTTTTACCAATGGAACTGCAGAATAAAATACCGAATCAGTATCAATGTAAATACAATAATCATCTTCCGTTCCCAATTCCTTATTATAGAAATGATTACCAATTTTTTTGGTAAATTTTATTAACTCTTGACCTGTTTTTGTAGTTGCCTCGGCGTTATCCAAATCATAAAACCTAAATACTGGTAAACCCAATACACCATACATAGAGTTCAACACAATCTTTTGAATATGTTGTCGTCTGTTAAAATAACCATATTGTTCTTCATCACCAGCATCACCAAACTTTTTGGCCAGTTTCCTAAACTCTTTTCGTTTGTCAAACCACTCTGCCAATAATGTTGGAATCAATCCTTTTTTATCAGTTCTATATATAATACCATTGTTGGATACTGATACATGATTTTTATCAAAGAAATCCTTCAATTCAGTTTCAGTAAATTGTCCTTTTTTCTTACCATTCATAATGATAGAATAAGTTTTATTCCTACCACTAATAAATTCCTTTGGATTCCACCCTTCAATTTTACCAATCTTTGTTTCAGGTGATATATTCAAACTCATAATGATTGATGGATACATACTTGTGATATCCAAGTCATAAACCCAATCGTGTTTACCTTTCTGTGGGTCCTGAACATAAGCTCCTGTAAACTTACCATCTTTCTTCACATCATCTCTTGGTGTTTTGTTTGGAGCTACAACACCGAGTTTTTTCAGATACACCAATATAGCACCTTCTAAGAATCTTGAGTCATATTGTATGTCCTCATAGGGAACATGACCTACATGACAAATACCTCGAGCGACATCTATGAAGTCTAACTTATCATCTAACTTCTTTACAATCCTAACATCATGTATGTTATATTTTACAAAATCATTTAAGTTATTTTCATATAGGTCATTTAGTGTTCCTTCGTATGAAATCTTATTTGTTCCAACTTCTGATACACCAATATCATCCAATCTATAACTTGGTTTAGAACTAAATGTGAAGTTTTTATATAACGCTAGATAATCTAAACAACTCACACCTGCTATCATAAATCTCTCACGAAATTTATTCCAATAAACATTTGAAATTGGTGAAAGACAATCAGCAACACTTTGTCCAACTATCTGAACTGAACGATTATAAAGATATGGAATATCAAAACCATCTATGTTCCAACCTGTTATTATGGTTGGTCTCATTTCTAAATATTTAGCATAAAACCTTTGTAATAAAGCAAACTCATTATCGAATGTTTCTACACTTACATTCTTCCCCCATTCATCAGGAACAAGTTTTTCTTTCTCATCAAGAACAAAACACCAATAATGGTCGGTTTCGCTATCATGTATTGCGATAGAAGTAACTTTATTTTCTGCCTTTTGTGGACTTGGAAAACCTTCGGTTACTTCTACCTCAATATCGATTATCATAATACGATGTCCTACTGATGGTTCATCACTATTAGTGTACATATCAATAAGAGTTCGTGTTTCAGGATTGATGTCACTTTCGTGTAATCCTTCTACACTTTTATCCCACTTATATGTCTTTTTTAACCTATCACCATATAGAGAAACATGAGTTCCATAATTATCTTTTATGTAAGCGTACCTTTTATAGGGCACGATTACATGACCACTCTTGTCATCCCATATATGTACTTTATTCTTACGACTTTCGTAATATATGTTTTGGTACAATGTAACCTCTTAGTTTATACTTGATCTTACGAAAGATATCCGAAATAATCAAGTGTTTTTTTGCTAATATTATTGTTCTTCTTTTGCTAATTTCTCAAGTACCTTTTGAGAATTTTTTTCTGCCTTTTCTCTGTCATTGAGTATTTGTTTTGCCAGAGTTTCTACTCTTTCATGTGATGCAGCTGATACTTGAATTCCACCTTTAATATGTTCACTCAATATATGATGAGTTGCCTGAGTTCTAGCCGCATCTAATTTAGAGTCTTGGTCTACTTCTATTTCGGGTATATCTTTTCAATGGTTCAATTTCTACCACTTCTACCTCATCTTCTACTTCGACTTCTTCAACCTCATCTTCTACCTCATCTTCTACCTCATCTTCTACTTCGACTTCCTCAACTTCATCTTCGAGATGCTGGTTGAGTTCATCTATTAAGTCAGCCTTTGAGTGTCTCTTGTCTAACTCAATACCAACTTCCCTTCCATATTCTTCTAATTCATCTTTAGTCATTGATGAAAAATCTAAATCTGCCATTTTGTTTCTCCTATTTTATTTACATATTGTTTTAATTAATCTAGCACTAACCTTGTATGGATCACAATTTGATGATGGTCGTCTATCTTCTAAATAACCACAACCATCTACTTCTACCTGCCACGGAATACGAATTGAAGCTCCCCTATCTGAAACTCCGTAACGGAATTCGTCAATAGAACAAGTTTCATGTTCTCCAGTAAGTCGTTTTTCATTATCTTCACCATACTCTTTTAAATGTTCTTTTGTAAATTCACTTAATTTTTCACATGCATTTATTATCTCTGAATACCCACCTTCATCTCTCATATAGTTTGTAGAGAAATTGGTATGACATCCTGCACCATTCCAATCTCCTGATATTGGTTTTGGATGTAGTGAAACTGATACATCATGTTTCTCACAAATTCTTTCCAATAACCAACGAGCAACCCATAAATCATCACTCATGTGTATTGAACCACCAGCACCGATTTGATATTCCCATTGTCCTAACATCACTTCTGCGTTTGTACCACAAATACTGATACCAGCTTCGATACAAGCATTTAAATGTTCTCTTGAAATCTTTTCACCTATATTTCTACCACAATAATAATCCCCTTGTGGAGCTGGTTCTCCATTTGATGGCCATCCTAATGGTACTGAACCATCAAACAATGTATATTCTTGTTCAAAACCAACCCATTCATCATAATACCCCTCTAAATCTGTAATGGTTTCCTCTAATAATCTTCTTGTGTTTGTTGAATGTGGTGTATCATTTACATTCCATACCTCACACAATACTATTGAACTATTGGATTCTAATGGATTAGGATAGTACCTAACTGGCTTTAAAACACAATCAGAATTGTTTCCATCTGCTTGTTGAGTAGAACTCCCATCAAATCCCCAAATGGGTGCATCTTTTTTACCAAAATCTTTTACTACTTTTGTTTTATATCTTATTTGTGTTGGACTACAACCATCCAACCACAAGTATTCTAATTTATGCATATAATTCTCCATTGTAAAAAATGGGGGCTATATTTCAAACCCCCAAATTTACTTTTAGAAATTAACACTAAGTCCTAAGTTAAAACTTCTTGGTGTTCCAAGAAATACTTCAGCGTTATGAGCTAAGTGAAGTTTATCACCAAACCCATTATACTTAGAGTTATCGACCGCGTCTTGAACGAATACTTCGTCAAGTGCGTTAAATAGATGACCTGTTAGAGTAAAGTCGTATCCACCAATCTTTGGTAAACTATAAGCTACATGAAAATCTAACTTACCATAAGATGGAGTTTTCCATACTTGTGCTCTATCTGCATCACCATCAACCTCACGAGAGTCAGGACTCCAATCAGAATAATGATTGTCATAATATTTGTAAAGTCCTTGAATTCTTAAACCATCTATTGGTTTTAATGTTAATCCACCAACATATGATGTCTGTGGCATATCACCAACTTTAAGATTGTTTAATGCGTATTCATATTCCGTAGAAGTCTGACCAATGATTTGGTTATCATCATTGTATTCCATCTCTGTATAATCACCTTTTGCGTCACCATCGAAATACCAATCACCAATACTAACTATGAAATCTAACTCAACCATTTCGTTAAGAGCAACTTTAGACTCTACCTCGAAACCGCTGTGACTTTGATCTACACCAGTTAAGTAAATGATGTCTGTATCACCTGAATCACCTTGGCCTGTGGTTACAGATTTGGTAAGGTTTCTATCTTTCCATTGGGTGTTATAATAACTACCCTTGATAGCAACCAATCCACTTCTGTACTCACCACCTATTTCAGTTGAGATGAACTTCTCGTTATCAGGATTCTGTGAAACATTACCATCATAGTCAATCACATTATCCAAGATTGGTGGTTTCTGAACATATCCAGTATTGACGAAAGCTGAAAGTCTATCGTCTAAATTGTATGATGCTCCACCTTTTACTTGGAAAGTATTGATTGCAGGTGCTGATACAAAGTTATCGATATCGTTTCCATCTTCATCTTTGTTAGCAGCGAAATGATCTTCATAGGTATACTTAATAGATGAAACTCCACCCATACCATATAGGTTAAGTTTATCTGTTGTGTAGTTACCTTGAACAAATCCACCAATCCAATCAACTGTGGTTTCATTATGATAAGCGATAATATCACCTAAACCAACTTTTTTACCATCAGATGCGTTATCATCAGCAAAGTCTACATAGTAGTCTCCACCAAGTAAATCACGAACCTCACGAGCGTGTTCTATTCCAGCTGTTCTCCAATCAATACCAACTTGAACTTCAAGTTCGTCTGAAACATCATAGTTTAACTTTGAGATTAAACCAATAGTGTTTTGTCTATTGATTGAATTACGAAGAATACCAGTTGAACGATTCTCAGAATCAGAGAAAGCAGAATCTACATTTGCAGAGTTCTGTGCAATCTCAGCATCCCAATCCCACATCCAAGGTGAGCTAGCCCACCAATTGTTTCCTTCAACGGCTGGTTTTCTACTGACACTACCATAAGTTCCTGTACCACCACCAGAACCACCACTCCAATACAATACTGAACTTAGTCTTGTTTGATCGTTAATGGTTAAGAAATGGTTAAGGTTAACCAATGGTTTATGAAAGAAGTTTTCTCTTTCATTCAGAAAATCAGGACTAAATCTATCAGTTGTACGAGCTCCGTACATATACCAATATTGTTGTCCTTTGTAATCTGAACTTATGGGTGCGACATTTTGGTTGAAAAATCTACCAGCTTCAGTTTCGAACTTAGCACCTTCAACATAAGCTGAATCGTTGTATCCATCGATACTTCCAGCTAACTCTTGTGAATAAGTTGCGATATTCTGTTTGTATAGATTTTGTCCGTGTCTTTGTGGTGCTCCAATAGCATACAACTCAAACCTTTGTTTTTTACTTAGGGCGTAAGAACCACCGAAGTAGTATGCCCAAGCATCTGTCCAAGTTCCATCAATGAATCCATCACCAGTTTTACGAACTATCGTTCCACTAAGTGCTAGTTTATCACCGATTAAACCTGAATTATAGTTTAGAGTTGTTTTTAGAAAACCACCTTCACCAACTTCTTGTTTTACCTTTCCACCCTTTTCATGTTGGGCAGGATCGGTAATGATGTTCATAGTTCCACCAATTGAAGGTGTAGCTAGATTAACAGCTGATAGACCTCTTTGCATCTGAATCGAGGAAGTAGCGT